ATTTAATCCCAACCTTCTGGGTCGATTTGATAAAGAACTTTAATGGTTTCTAAAGCTTCTAAATATGTTAAATTGTATTGTTTCATTAAACTAAGAGCCATATTATATAATTCAGCAGATTCCATCTATTAAACACCTCCTTTAAAAAAAGGATTTAAAGCGTATACAGGCGTATCAGATACGCTTTGCTTCCGATTTTCCGGAAGAAACTCGTTATACACCGGTGGATTAATATTTTTTGAAATTCCCAGGGAAGGGGTAGGGGGGTATATAGTATATATTGTTTTATTAAACTAAAATTCATATTATATAGTTCATCAGATTCTATCTATTAAAACGCCTCCCTTTAAAATAAGAGTTTAAAGCGTCTCTGATACGCCCGTATACGCTTTACTTCCGATTTTCTGGAAGAAAGTCGTTCTATACTGGTGGATTAAAAGAAGAGTTTAAAGCGTATACAGGCGTATCATATACGCTTTACTTCCTATTTTCAGGCAGAAAGTCGTTCCACACCGGCGGATTAATACTTTCTGAAATTCCCCATGAAGGGGTATGGGGGTATATAGTATCTAACTCTTCAGCAGAAATACCAAAATTATACACTAACATTTTCTCATCAAAAGATGTTAATCTAATATTTTTTATCTCCTTTAAAAAACCACTATCCATTAAAAGATAAACATTCTGATTTCCTTCCTTTCTATCCACTTTTAAAATACCACTACTATTCATCTCACCAAAATAACGTTGTATACTACTCTTTGCAAAGTTTAAATTTGCTCTATACATAAAATCATTGACTGTTATTCCTTCTTCATATAATTCCCATTCTTCTGCTTTATCCCTTAAAATACCAAGTATATCCATTGCATTTGGACTTAAGTTTGAAGTAATAGATTCATGGTAACGTTCTAACAATTCAAGAAAAATAGCAATATCTTCTTTTGTTGTAAAGATAAACCCATCATGTACTGGTCTATTATAACCATTTAATACTGTAATGATTTTTAATATACCATTGTATTTATCGAAATCTCTTTTAAAATATTTAGTTTTACTTAAAAAATCTCTGATAAATTGTCTGTATGGATTTACAATCTCAACATCATTCATCTTTTCTTTTAATGCTAAAACCATATTTCGAATCATTGGAATACGATTTCTATATTCCTCAATGTTATCAAATGTTCTACCACGTTTCATGTCATTCAAATGTTTAAATATAGATACAGCCTCATCATTATCTTGTCTTGGTGATAACATTACACTTCTCGAAAGTTCTTGATTATCATATTCATGTCCGGGTACATTGGTATAGGTTAAACATGGATATCCTTCAAGAATAAACCATTTGGGTACTTGTTCACCATCGTTTCCAGTTACCATTTTAATACGTCTGGCTTCTCCATCGGTCTGTAATTCCTTCATTAAGTTCTTAAATGCTTCTGCTTCTTCGTGGTCAGATTGTCCTCCCATATCTCCAATATAGACTATTTTCTTATCGAAGTATTTAGGATCTTCATCTGCAAGTGCATATGTTGCAGCCATTGTTGCACTTTTCATTCTAATAACATATTCTTGTGGTAACAAATCTAAAGCAGTATCTATAATGTGAGATTTACCAGACGATGCTTCTCCTATTGCAATAACTGATATTGGGTTTTCAAGAATTATTTGACTACAATATGCAATCCAAGAATATAATATATTCATACGTTCTCCAGCTGTTAACCAATCGATTGTATTTGCAACCCATAATAATGGATGTTCTGTGGTTTCCAGTGTCATACGTCCATTGTTCAAAGCTTGTTGCTTTTCATACTGTTCAACTTCTTCGGCTGCCTTTTCGGCTTCGTGTATCTCTTTTCGTATCTCATCGACAAGCTCTGCTAGTTTAAGTCTTACTTTATCCAGTTCATCGTTAGCATATTTCGTTCCATATTTATTAGGATCTGAATGCTTTTTGATTTCTTGTCCGATAGTAGAGTTTGCACCAAACTGGGTAGGGTCATTCTTATCAAAAATATCTCTAATCAGCTTTTTATCTGGACTGTACAAGTGGTAAACAATCCCATTTGCTTTGGGTTCTAGTTCAACGTAATGTCCATCGTTTAATGTGACTTTATTATCTACCAATTATTCACCTCCTCTCATTGATATATTTTTTGTATTTACTCTCTATATGTACAGTTTGATATTTATACAAATGTACAACTATGTACATCAAAGAACAAAAATACACATAAAAAATATCAAAACCATAAACAAAAAAGAGTAAATACAATACAAACACACATTAAGGAAGACATTCAGGTATATCTCTTTTACCCGGTCGTCTAACAAACTTGTCCATAATAATTAGATTCTCAACATTAAAAAAAGTCACAAACTGACCATCACCATTATCAATTCGACCTACAATATTACGTCTATCAAGATCAATGTTCAAAATAAGCACATCTTGATACCAATTTCCATTAACATTTATGTCACATATATTATTTACATGATCAAGTGTTTGTTTTTCCCAAGACTTAATATTCATATCATTTTACGCTCCTTAATATTCTCTATTGTATCTAACGAATCATTTAAAATCTTAACATTCTGATTTTCACCATTACTATAATCATTTGCATGAAAACGATAAATTTTACTAAATCTTCGTGCCACCTTTGGAAGATTCAAGACATCCTGTTCACAGCCAATATCACTAATGCCCCATACACCATCCAAATAAAAAACACGAACATGCACATTTTCCATATCAGCAGAATCATGAATAATATCAATAATTTGTTTAATTGAATCAAACTTTTTTGTATGGTTTTCAATTGCAACAATAGCTCTTATACGATCAAAAAAATAGCCTATATATAATTCAAGATCATCAATGGTTTCGGGAAAATCAAAAGGATCACCTTTATTCCATCTTTCACGTTCTTCACGTCTTATTTCTCTAATATCAGAACACCCCCCATTTTTTGGTGTTATTTGTATCATTTAATAACTTTAAATCTAGAGCTAAAGCTCCACCAGCAGCAGCAGTGCCGTATATAAGAGGGTCTAATCCCATTGTCGTTGGCGACTTCTAATAGCTGCTTTTTCAATTTCAATGATTTTCCACCAAATAGCTCTGCAAACATTTTTCATTTCTACCATATCCATATCAAACACCTTATTCACTTAAATAGATTTTCCTGATTTCTTTAATCCTTTCATTCTTTCTTTTATATAAATACATGATTCATTATCTGCTTCAATCATTATAGCATTTCTATTTGTTTTAAAACAAGCCTCTCCAAGTGTTCCACTCCCAGCACAATTATCTAATATAGTATTACCCTCAAAACTATATGTATTAATGAAATATTCATATAATTCCACTGGCTTTTGTGTCATATTAAATCTATTTCGTGGCGCTGGAAAATTTGATAAAATCATTTTGGGAAAATCTTTTCGGTCAACTACCTTTTTACCACCTCTACCGCCATTAAAACCACGCTCTCCTTGTTTAAATGGTCTACGTTGTATAGTTTTTGGATTATCTATTTTGGTTGTTTGGGGATTATATGTCATCCTAGTTGGACTACGTTTAGCATGATTAATTACACCATCACTAAATACGCTTATAAGTTCATGATATCTTAAAGGCATATTGGCGGCTTGTAAAAAATTCATTGCATTCTTTTTAACCCATATCCAATCATATTTATATTCTTTAATATTTGACATTCTAATTTCAGTACTGAATGGCTCTGCCCCAAATATTAATATAGCACTATATGGTTTCCTTATACGCTTATATTCGGTCCATAATTTATCTAAATCTATTTTCTTATCCCAATGCTGCTTTACAACACCGTATGGAGGGTCGCATATAATTAAATCAATGGATTCATCTGGGATGTCTTCCATTAACTCTAAACAATCCCCCTCCATTAGTTCCCATTTCATATTATAAACCACCTTATACATCATTTATATACGGGCTTGGGCCACGCTCTTGTAACTTAGGTGTTACATTCCATAGAGCGTTTAATACCTTTTTAGCTTCATCTAAACTTTTAACAGTCTTTTGAAAATAACCACCATTTTCCCTATCCCATTGTATATTAACAAAAATTTTACCATCTCTTCTACTAATATACTTTGGACAGTCTTTATTTTCTTCTCTGTTTTGTTTCTTTCCTTTCCTTGTTTGTGCACTTGTTGCACCATTCTTATATCCACGTTTAATTTTTATTTTACCATCGTCGAATCTTTTACCTTCTGTTTGTCCACCTTCAAATTCTATAATCATATTTAATCCTTTATTCACTAAATTATTTGATTTGATATATTCCTTTTCTAAATTTCTTAACTTATAATCTAACTCTTCATTATATTCAAACCCTAAATCATATAATATTTCAGATTTAAATGATTCAATACCAAATTTTCTAATCATTCTATGAAATTTTAATCTACTACCATATTCGGATGCTCTGATATGTTCCTTTAATCTATATTCCATGCCGTTGATTGTACTTCCAACATATGATAATCCAGATGGTATATGTGTATGTTTATATACGACTAAATGTTTATTTTTTGGTTTTCTAAGTGTCACTGTAGATTTTTTTGACTTTTCATTACTATCAATTATTTCAAATTCATATTCATCAAACACTGGCTGTTTTTCTTTTAATAGAAATTCTAATAAACATTTTTGTCTATCAATATGGATTCGATTAAAATGTTCTCTTTTATTTCTCAAACTTATTTTTTGACCACATATTCTACATTTCATTTATATCAATTCTCCAAATAATGCCGAATAAAAAATAGGAAGGAAGAAGATATCTTCTCCCATATCAATCACCTTATTCACTTAAATAAAATGAAAAATCTTTATATTTAAATTTAGATTTTTCTGATTTCTTTAATCCTTCATAAACAATTTTTACTGGAGCATCAAGTGGGACCATTTTCATTTTATTTAGAATAACTGAAGATGGAAACATGATATAATTAATTTCTTCATCATCTAAATCAACAAATTTATAGAATATTTTATCTTCTCCTGTGGTTTTATCTTTATACTCAACATATCCCATGTATTTTCCAATAAATTCATCTCCTTTTTCTTCAAATCTTACAACTATCGCCTCATTTTCTTCTTTTGGTTCTATTTCGATTTTCTTCCAATTCATTTTATCGTTTCTCCGTCGTTTTTAATTCCGGGGGTAAAGAACTAACTTAAACCCCAATCAAAATAAGAACGCCGGAGGGGGAATTAAACCCCCTCGGTTACTGATTAGGTAACAATTATTCTGGTATAGTTGCATAAATTGTAAATTTACCTGTGAACATTCCCTGGTATACAAATGCATATGCGCGGTTATTCCAGTTAAATTCACCAGTTAATCGTTCACCTTTACCTGCTAAATATTCACTTGGATAAACTTTACCATTCATAAATGGGTCTTGCCCACCTTGTAATGCTTCGGAAATTAATCCAATATTACCATTACCACCTATACCATAAGAGTTGGGTGCTTTTAAATCATATACAACTCTAACACTTGAAGTTCCTTCTGGTAATTTAACTATTAATGGTGATCCCATTGCATTGTTAGTTGCTTTAAATTCACCAACTAAAACTTCTTTAGTTGGAGATGTACATCCCGATAATGCAACAACTAATAATACAATTCCAATTAATCCTAATACAATTTTAAAATTCATAACGCATCATCTCCTGGATTTTCTTCATACCATTTTTTACCATATTCTGGTTCTATTCCGATTTTCTTCCATTTCATTCCAATTCGCTCCATAATTTGTGGCTAATCGTACAATAGATTACGCTAATAGTCGTAAAAGCCATCACAAAAAAATAAAGTTTCTTAATGAAAATGATTAAAATATTGCAAAAAATAAATTAAAAAGGAGAACCAACAATGTCATCTTCTGGGTTATCAAGATCTAATGAATCTTTTTCTTCTTTTAATCTAAACTTTCCACCAGTACGTGCAATCTTTACACCAAGACTTTCAGCCTCATCTAGACAAATCCATCTTTCCAAAATAATATTCCACATATTTATCACCTATAAAAAAATTATTATGAAAACATTACATCATTTTTAGATTCAGAAGATGCATAAACTCCTTCTGGCACTTCTTTTTCTTCTACTTCTTCAATTTCAACATCTTTTTTATCACTAATAATTTTAGTCTGTGCCAACAAAAGCTGTTGCATATTAATTTTTTCTTTATATTCAGAGTCACATAATGTACCAAGATTTTCAATCATCTCTTGAAGATAATCACCAAGAGAAACATCATAACCTCTTTGAACTGCAATCTGTTCTTTTTCTGCTAAAATTTTATTAAGAAACTTTTTATCAAACCGTAATGTAACTTCACTTTTAATTACTTCTTCTTTCACATCTTTTATTGTATCTATCAATTTATACCCTCCTTGGTCTTGGACTATCATCTTGAATAATTTTTTTAAGCTTTGCATCTAATTTCTCCTCATTGTCATTCTCATCACCATCATAACACAACGATCCAAAATCCTCATCCTTCTCATATTGCACATACCTTTTTTGTGGCATCTTTTTTCTTAAAATATTTATAGAACACATTTTTTTATCACCTCAAAAAAAATAAGAATGTTCATTTTGGGAATCGAACCCAAATATAATAACCATAATGAACCAAAAAAATGTTAAAAAAAAAAGTTTTTATTCTTCCATTTTTATGATTGCACCAGTTAATCCCATGACCACGAAAAGAATTGAAAGAAAAAGTAGTACAAATTCGCCTCCAGTCTTTCTCATTTGTATCGTTTCTGGACTAGTTGATGTAGGGTAAATAGATTCATTTTTATCATCAGAATAAGATGTTGCATCTGCTTGTATTAACGGTTCATCATTTAAGGTTGTATCATTAAAAGTGTTATCATTCTCATTAGATTCCACTAATTTATATAATGTTGTCCATATTTTATCCTTACCATTAACTTTAATCACACGATAACCATTCTTAACATGACTTACAGGATATTTTTCAGCATCATAAGTATATTCACCAATTTGATACCTTGCATCATCTGATAAAATATATCCATTATGCTCAGCTTCAACTTGAACTTGTGTTGCTTCTACAATACCAATTCCTCCTAATAACAAAATCATTAATAATAAAAATCTTTTCATTCTTTCACATCCTTACGTAAAACTAATGAAAAAGGTAATACATTACCACAAACAAAACATATAATTCCAAATTCGGATTTCTTCAACTCTTCTGAGTCACAAGCATTACATTTCATTTTTAATCATCCTCAATACTCATAGGTTCATATTCTCTGTCAGGGTCTGTTGAAGTTTCTAAAAATTCAACATCACTTTCAAGCCTTTTAACTTTCCTAAGTAACATTTGAACTATTGATTTAAGTTCATCTATCTCATCGGCCATTGCTTCAAAATTTTCACTTCTCAATTTAATCACTCGCATATTCCATCATGGCATGAGCATTCACCATATTTACTACAGCGTTCACAATTATCTATTTCATAAAAATCTTCCGGCTTCTCTAATTCTTCTATTATTTCTTTATTCAATAAAGAACCACAAACCGGACAATAAAGATCATCATCATATAATTTTTCGTTACAATCTATACAGTATCCGATAAAACAATTCATTTTAATACACCTCCCACTCATTAAATATATTTATAACCCTATACTCTTCAATTTCCTTTGTTTATCCTCATAACTTTCAAATCCCATTTTAATAATTTCATCACAATCATTACGAACTACCCAATGAGTATTTCTAGTGCTGTAACGTTGTGATGTTGATAAATTACTTTTACTCATAAACTCCCTCCTCAATTATTGGGTCAACTCAAATGTCGACACTTAATCATCTTCATGAGTTGAAACTTTTTTGTTCCTCCTCAATTACGGGGTCAACTCAAATGTCGACACTTAATCATCTTCACTTTCATGATAACCAACCAACATCCTATATTTAGGTGCTTTAAAGCATTTACCATCAATCTTAATCATTTAAATCAACTCCGCAACATAATGATAAGGACATACATGGCCAAATATTTCACACACTAACTTTTCTTCATCACTTCCTTCCACATTAGAACCTAAAGGAAAATCTTCAACTAAAACACCATAAGGACATACACGATATTCCTGACATGGAAAATAAATAGGTGGAGAATCCTTAATAGGTTCTCTCATCATATTAATACTGCACATTTTTCTTTTCACCTCTTAAAAATTCCAACTCATAGTTTCAAGTCCAGTTTGCCCAATTTCATTTAATTCTTCAATATTTTTCATCCAACGATTCATTTTTAATTCATAATTAGTAAATCGATTATTCCATGATTTATTTTTATCCTTTAATCTTAGAAATATTGGACTATTAAATTGATCTTCTATACTTTTCATATTGAAATAATCAAATGATATATATTTTAATATATCTGAAAATTGCTGAGTCTCGTTTACTATATCATTATTTAAATCTTTTACTTCAGTACTATAAGTAATTTCTGAACCATCATATGGTGGATCTAAAACTATTAAAGTATCTTGGTCAAATATTACATTTTCATATAAATCATAGTAATCTCTTACTAGTATATCTATTTCAACATTTTCTATATTTAATAGTTCATTATATAAATCAATTCTTTCTAAAGCAGCATCTAATCGCTTAAATCTAGTATGATTATATTTTATTAATCCAGGATTTACAGCTTTATTAAATTCTCCACGTTTATTTACTCTATATTCTCCACCTTGAACATTCATCATTAAAAACATATAATATGGAATTTTATCTTTAATATTCTTATTAAAATCATTTTTTATTTCATTAAAATATTCCTTTGATAGCTCTGGTTTAAATAATTCAATTAATACTTCTTTAATATATTCAGGATCATCTTTTATAATATTGAATAATCCAATATTATTTTCATTTAAATCTGACATTTGAAAAGTCTCTAATTTAAAATATTCATGATCTCTTAATATATTCATTCCTATTACACCCATTCCCATAAATGGTTCATAATAGTTTTGAATACGATCTGGAAGAATATCATAAACATCATTTAACTGATTTCCTTTCTGACCAGCATATGGAGTTAAAGCTTTAACCCAATTTTTTTCCTTTCGTCTCATTTCTCTTAAATTCATATTTTTCACCTCAATACTATATAGATCATCATACTATTTAAAGGTTTCTATACTTATTGTCTCATTCTTCAAGGTATTGTGCTAGTGCACTTCTTACGATATCACTTTTGGACATGTAAGATTTTTTTGCACGTAATTCTACTCTTTATCTTATATTTCTTTGAAAACACCATCTTTAGCCATATCTAACGAAATTAACATACGTATTAGCTCTCCTCTGGAAATACCTAATTCAAAACTTCTTTTGGTTAGATAAGCCTTCATTGGTTCGCCTAATCTAATAGTAATTGATGCATTCATTTATTCATCCTCCTTATTTAAGTTTTCATATAAAAAATCA